AAATATTTGCAACAATTGCCTGTGCATATGATAATAATACTAATTTTATTTTTCCAGAAAAAAAGGCTCCTAAAGACAAACGTAGTGCTACATATTGGGATTCATTTTTAAAACAATTATATATAAATGGTAATGTGGTTGATATATATTCAAATAATTTTAAATATTCAATATTGAATGAAAGTGGATATAATTATAATAAAATAGTAATACCACATCTATTATTAAAAAGCAAAGTATGTACTTTATTGTATGGATATTATCAAAGTTATAAATATTTTGATAAATATTGTCGTAGAATTATTACATATATTAAACTAGATGAAAGAATAAAAGAAGTAAAAGATAAATTTTACACATACTATCAAAATAAGTATAAAAATAATTGTATAATATCAATGCATTTTCGTTTAGGTGACTATAAAACTTTACAAGATTGTTATGAGTTATTGAATAAAGAGTATTATATGAATAGTATAAAATTTATTTTAGATAAATTAAAAACACAGAAAAGTGTTGCTGATAAAAAACATCAAAATAACAATTCAATAAATAGTTATACAGTATTATATTTTTGCGAAGATGATGACTATCAAGATGTCGAGGAAATAATAAGTGCAATAAAGGAAGAATTTCCTTTAATAATTTTTGAAAGAGCTGGTGAAAATAATGAAAAAATAGAAGACTGGCAACAAATGCTATTGATGAGTTGTTGTCAGCATAATATTATAGCAAATAGTACATTTAGTTGGTGGGGTGCGTATTTAAATATGAATCCGAAAAAAATAGTATGTTATCCGTATAAATGGTTTGGTAATAAACTACAGGGGAATAATACGATAGACTTATGCCCTGATACATGGAGTAAAATAAATTATTAATATTAAATTAACGGCGAAGTATTAGTTTTCTTGTTGTATTTTTAAACATTGAAAATCTATTAGAATTTCTATTTAAATTACGATAATTATAAACGCGTAAAGTGCTTCTACGTTGAATAGGTCTATTATAATTTTTATTATTGATAATATTATCTGTATTACTGGTTGTATTGGTGTTTGTATTAGTGGTAGTATCAATATTAATATTAATATTATTTGATAAAATTGAATTTTTATTATTATATATGTTTGAAATATTTCTAACTAAACCTGGTTTATCTAAATCTTTCATCATGGTTTCATAATTTGTTTTTCTTTCTTCTATATCACTATAGTCTTCGCGTTGTACTGCTTCTACGGGTGCGATCATATACCATATATGTGTTTTTTGTAGTTGTATCCAGTACTTATCTATTGCATATAATACATGTTTATTGGGGTGTTTCATTAAGTTAGTTATACCAGTACGTATATTTTTTATTAGAGTATCATAATAAGATTTTTTTACAATATAACCAGTAGTTGTTTGACAATGTGAAACTCGAATACAAGTATCGTCAATTTTTAAATAAGGCGGGACATTATTTCCTGCGAGCAAAAGTACATTCCATATATCTGTAGTATTTCCATGCTGTTTGAAAAAGTTATTTAAATGAACTATAAAATTATCTTTATTTAATATTAGTAAATCATCTTCACATATCATAACATAAGGCCAATTATTTTTTTTTGCAATTTCTAGACATTTTAAATGGCTCATACTACATCCAATTCTCCCATTTTTTAATTTAATTGCGTTAAAACGCTTAGGTTGTATTCCAACGCTTGTAAGTTGTTGTTCAATATGTTCTTTGCGATCTTTTCTAGATTCTAAGTTTATATATAAACAATATTTAATATCACTTACAGACGCTATTAACTGTGAACTCATTATAGTATTTACAAAGATATATAATTAATAACTATAATATATATAATAATAATTATTTATATTATTTATTTTGCATTATTTATTTTTGCATTATGAATAAAACGATAATATCATATAATTAATCAAGGAAATAAAATAAAAGATGAAAAATATTTATCACTTTTAAGGTCTTCTATTTTTTGTAACATTTCTCTATATCTGTAGACAATAGGATAGTTTTTTTCATCTGTTTCAAATAAAACGATATTATATATTAATTCTTGTTTGAGCATTTTCTTCTTTTTTTCTTTTTTAATAATATTATAATAATTTGCAATATGAGTAAGAGTTTTCATGTTATAGTTATGATAAGCTTCAATATATATATCAAAATCATTAATTGAATACCGAGACAATGATGACGAGGATGATGTAAAATGTGTCTTTGAATCTTCTACACCATCATGCATAATCGGTGTACAGCACTTTATTTCATTTTTTTCAACTATAATACAGTCTTGAGAAGATAATAATTCATCATAACTGCTACCGCATCTTTTTAATATTTTTTTATCTGTGGCGTTATTTTCAGGAATATAAATATCATCAGATTTATCGGATTCAGTATCATATAATTCGGGATGATTTAATTTATTAGTGTTTTTAACTTCTAACCAAAGATTATTTATTCTATTCCATTCTTTTTTATTATTTTCTATTTTTTCTTGATAATCTACTTTTTCATTGACTAAAATTTGAAACATAATAATAGTAATAGTAACACTTGTAAATGATTATACTATTATTATGTGTATATAAATATATTTAATTATTTTTTCTAATATTGTATAATATTGTGTTGTATAAATATTAATTAGAATTTATTTCTTCACTAATGTCCATATGTTTAAAAATAGTTTTATTTGTTATACTTGGATATTCTTTCATTTTTGGTTTTAATAAAGTAATAAACTCTACATCTTTTACAATAGTTTCCCATAACCCTTCATGATCTTTTGTATTTAAATATTTCTTTGACTTTGTGATAAGAATAAATACATTTTCAGTCAACTCTTCAATTTCATTTGTTTTATCAGGTTTACAAATATAAGAGTTGATTAATTTTTGCAACTGTCTTATAATATTGATAATTTCGATTTTTTCAATAACGTTATAAATCATTAAGTTTACAACAAAGAGACTCATAGATCTACGTTTATCATTTGTTTTTGTATACTCACAAAATTTATCATAATTTTTTTTAGGATCAACAAACTCAATAGTATTAAATAAATTCATAAATTGTTTGAAATTTTCTTCGAATATCTTCTTAAATATGCTATAGTCGTCCATAAGCGATTTGAATAATCTTGCGTACAAAGCAGAGTAAAAACTATTTGAACTTGCAATATTAAAAATAGAGTATCCAATTTTCATCATATTTTCTTCAGATGTTTCATGTTCTATTAGTTGCAAAATTTCATTTTTAATATCTTTCGTAAGTGATTCTTCATTTGAGTCTGTTATCTTATTTAAAAATCCACGAATATTATCCATATTTTTTTCAATACCTTCACTAATATGCTTTTGTGTCGTTTGAAAAGCACGTATTGCCTCCCAATCATCATCAGTAATTTCATTTGGTTTATTTTTCATACGTTTATAATTCGTATTTGAATTATTTCCTAATCCGACACTACCACTACCACCACCAATCTGCTTACCTTCTTTTTTAAGAAATATAGGTGTTTTTATATAAGTAGGAGCACCCACTTCTTCTGATAATTTTGAAATTATATCTAATGTATCCTGCGACAAATTGCAGATGAATCCTGCATTTGTTATATCCTCGTAATCTGCAATATCGTATTGTTGTGTAGTTATACGCAAAGATGAAGTAGCCATAAAATACTAATATATAATATTATAATTCGTTTATATCGATTTTATTATAAATATTTTAGTAGCAATATAACATAATTAATTGAAGATGAAATGATTATATTAATAAATACTTAAATGTAACAGAATATATATAATATACAATGTCTGGAAAGAATACTCCCCCGAACCGCCATAATAGATATAACAATAATATTAATAATAGTAATAATAATAGTAATAATAATAGTCGATACAAAAATGATGATGGATCTAAAATGTCAACACCGTCGTCATATGGAAACAATAATGACAATAGTGTAAGATATGATAATAGAAGAAATAATCGAAATATTGTTCGTTCAAATGGAAATAGTTATAACAATGGATATAGTAACCCGTTGGGTCCTGGGTTGAATATAGAGAATAGGAATGAAGTTATAGAGGCAAATACTGAACAAAATACCCCGACTATATCTAACTCTCAGAATCGTGTTGTAGATAAGGATGAGCCTGAATATATTCCGAAAGAATTTGAAAAGTGGGAAGACTTAGAGGGTGTAATTAATGAAGATATTATGAGAGGAATTTATGCTTATGGATTTGACAGTCCAAGTATGATTCAACGCAAAGCGCTTTTGACTATGTTTGATAAAAAGGATATTATTGCACAAGCACAATCAGGTACAGGTAAAACGGGTGTTTTTACGATTGGTGTTTTACAAAATGTGAAGCCGAATATAAATAAAACTCAGGCAATGATTTTGGCACCTACAAGAGAACTTGCAAAACAGATCTATGATGTAATTACAAGTATTGGGGCATTGAATAAAGAGTTCAGGTACTATCTTCTTATTGGTGGTACATCTACGGATGAGGATGCTCATCATTTAAAGAATATAATGCCACATATCATCGTTGGATGTCCTGGACGTGTATATGATATGATGCGAAGAAATAACATAGTATCAAAAGACATAAATCTTCTTGTATTAGACGAAGCAGACGAGATGCTTTCGATTGGTTTCAAAGACCAAATATATAATATTTTCCAATATTTAAATTCGGATGTACAGGTTGGGTTATTCAGTGCTACATTGCCAAATGAATTACAAACGCTTACGGATAAATTCATGCGTAATCCTGTGCGAATTTTGGTGAAATCTGAACTCCTTACATTGGAAGGTATTAAACAGTATTATGTTGCACTTAATGATGACTCTCAGAAATATGCAACTCTGAAAGATATTTTTAATATTATATCGATGTCACAGTGTATTATTTATTGTAATAGTATTAAACGTGTAATGGATTTGACGGATGCAATGATCAATGATGGCTTTCCTGTATGTTGTATTCATAGTAACATGGAGAAAACAAAGCGCGAAGAAGCATATATGGATTTTAAAGCTGGGAAACATAGGGTTCTAATTTCTACAAATGTAACAGCTCGCGGTATTGATGTACAACAGGTGCGTACTGTTTTAAATTTTGATTTACCGAAATGTATATTTAATTATCTGCATCGTATTGGGAGGTCTGGAAGATGGGGGCGTAAAGGGACTGCTATTAATTTTGTTACAAGATGGGATGTTAAGACTATGAAAGAGCTTGAGCGTCACTATCATACAATCATTGACGAGTTGCCTTCAAATATTGTGATTGATTGAGGGATGGTTCATTTATTTATAAAATGACCGTAATAATTTTTTATTTTTTATGTAAATTATCAAAAATATAATTAACAACTGAAAAGTTCCCATACCACCATATCTAGTTATTTTTAAACAATCATTAATATTAATCTTAAAATATTTACATGGACAAAAATATTTTAGTGGTTCTAATGTATATACTGTATTATTGTAGTAAACTTCTTGACATCCAATTTGTACAACCCCAAAAAAGACGAATACAATATTATATAATAAAGAAAATATAAAATCTGACTTAAAATACTTGTAAATAAGCACTAATAATAAAATACCTTTGAATACATCAGAAGCGTGATCATAAATGTCTCCAAATTTAGTAGTCATTTTGTAAGTTCTTGCGAAGTGTCCATCAAAACAGTCAAAATAATAAGCTAATCCATAAAATAAAACTGTAAAAAATGTATAATATTTATTATTATTTACAAAAAAGTACATTGAAATAAGATGGCAAATTAAAGAAATTGTAGTCAGCATATTAGGTGTAAATCCTAGTTTAAAAAAATATGGCTGAATAGAATCTATATGATGAACTAACATAGCATCAATTGGATTTTCATATTCATGTGGTAATTTTCGCATTATCTAATTTAAACTATATATATATAAATAATAAATTAAAATATTCGTAATTTTAATTTATTATTAATATTTATTCATATATATTTGCATAAATGTTTGATATTAATAGTTATTTAATACAGTTAAGAGAAGAACAAATAAAAAAACTTGAATCGTTGAATGGTAAAATAGAAAAAACTGAAAATAATGATATTCATACAAACGCATCATCGCAATCTTCATCTTCTTACATAAATAATAATACTGGTGTATCTTCTCCGATATTTACGAATAACCAAACATCATTTAAACTACCCATTGAGTATTTAGAAGATAAACAAGAATTAAATACAAATATTTTAAACGATTTAGAATTAGTCGAATCTAAAGATCCGTCAGGTAATCCAATGTATGCACATATTTTAAAACCTGAATCAGTGTTTGCTAAAAAATTTTTAAATAAATGGAGCAAATATTATACAACAAATATTGATTTTTTAAAAGACTCGCAATTATTTTATAAATCTTATGTTAATAAGTATGGTGGTGATTTAAAAGCTGATGTAAAAATGATATTAGAAGATAGTGGTAAAGGAAATAATGAAATCACAATTAACCCACATGAAATTTATGAAAAAATAGATAAACTATGGATCGATATTGCTGGTGACACCAATTTTAAACAACGTTTTAGTTATATCGATGTACCAATACTTGACAGGTTAAACAAATCGCCTGGATTTTTGCAATTATTAAGCATTTATAATCTAACATCGCCTGTAATTTCACTGCTTTCTCCTATTATATTGCTTATTATACCTTTTTTTATTTTAAAGTTTCAAAAAGTGGAAATTACTGTTTCTGGTTATATTGCAACACTTCGAAAAATATTTGCAACTCACCCTATAGGAAAAATGTTTTCATTGATGGATTTTTCAAGTATGTCTTGGGATAAAAGAATTTATCTTTTAATGTCTGTTGTATTTTATATTATTCAAGTTTATCAAAATATTATGTCTTGTTATAGATTTTATAAAAATATGATACTGATTCATACAAATATATTTATACTTCGTGACTATTTCCTTTATACCATAGAAAATATGAATCATGTCATACAGATTGCTAGTAATCTAGGAACGTATCACAAATTTGTAGAAGATATGGAGTGTAACAAACATAAGTTAGAAAAATTATGTAATATTTTTAGTAAAATAAAACCATTTAAAATTTCATTAGGAAAAATCATGGATATTGGTAAAATAATGAAATTAAATTACGAAATATTTGTAGATAATGATATGAAACAATGTGTTGATTATAGTTTTGGTTTTAATTCTTTTTACGAACATGTAGATCATTTAAGTGTTTTGATTAATGAAGGTAAAATTAATTCGTGTTCTTTTATTAGTGAACCACTTTGTGATGATACTGATTCGAAAGATGAAACAGCTACGCAAAGTAAAAATAAAAAGAAAAAAATTAAAAGCCGATCAAAGGATAAAAGTACTTCAGAAAAATCATGCATGTCTCGCGAGTCTTGTATGTCACATACAACAAATAGGACAGATAAGACAGATAAGACGGATAAGACAGATAAGACAGATAAGACGGATAAGACGGATAAGACGGATAAAACAGATACATTAAAAGATATTACAAAATATACACGATTTACGAAGTTATACTATCCACCATATGAAAATCCTGTAAAAAATGATGTTGTTATAGATAAAAAAATAATTATTACGGGACCCAATGCTGCTGGTAAGACAACGGTTATTAAATCAACACTATTGAATATTATTTTGTCACAGCAAATTGGATACGGTTTTTATGAGACAGCACATATTAGGCCGTATGATTATTTGCACTGTTATTTAAATATACCGGATACATCTGGACGCGATAGTTTATTTCAGGCAGAGTCCAGAAGATGTAAAGAAATATTGGACTGTTTAGAAAAAGAAAATACTAAAAATCATTTTTGCATTTTTGATGAATTATACTCAGGAACAAATCCATATGAGGCTGTAGCAAGTGCATATGGATATATAGATCATCTTTCAAATATGAAGAATGTAGACCTTATGTTAACAACACACTATATACAATTGTGTACAAATTTGAAATCAAATCGACATGTTAAAAATTATCATATGAGTGTAGAGATTAAGTCTGATTATAACGTTGAATATTTATATAAATTTAAAAAAGGAATATCAACAATTAAAGGAGGAATAAAAGTTTTATATGATTTAGAATATCCTGAATCTATTATTGAACGTACTAAAAAAATACTTAGTGCAATGTAGATATAGATGATCGGATATTATTCTGATAATAAAATTTATAAAATGTATAAAATAAATAATAATTATAAACAAAAGCGTTAAATATTTTATTTTTATTTATGTATAAAAATAAAAGATGTCGCTATTCAGTTCACAGACTATTTTTAATCTACTTATTACATTAATTATTGGTACCGCATTATATTACTATATGAAGTACAAATTTAGAATATTAGAACTTACACAGCGCGAACATGCAAAAGTATTACAAAGTGTAATAATGTCAATGAATACAAATAATTCAGGTAGAGGAGTTGCAAATCAGTCAGGCGGTGAGTATAGCAGTATGGGTAACTTGCAAAATCTTGAGGAAGATATGAATAGATTTCGTGAAATAAATAAAAACGAATTAATTGATGTATCGGATGAAGACGATGAAAGCGAAGATGAAGATAGTGAAACAGATTCATCTGAATCATCTGAATCATCTGAATCATCAGAATCAGGTGATGATACTAGTGATGACGAAATCGACGAGATTGATGAGAATGGTAATCTACGGGATAATAACAATACTAAAAAAATAGTAATTACTAATAATCATGATTCACATAAAGTTGAACATTTGACAGGACCCGATATAAAAGTAATTGAATTGACACACCCCCTTTACTCTAACAACGAAACAGTAGAGGATATGACCGGACATAATGAAGATGAAGACGAAGATGAAGATGATGAATGTGAAGATGAATCTGATTCTGAATCTGATTCAGAGTCTTCAGCTGAGAATGAAGATGGAAGTCACGAAATTAAGGATACTGTATCACAAAAACAAGAACAAGAACAAACTTTAGAAGAATGTACAAACATGGCTATAGATAACTCTTTAGATAATATATCAGTAACTACTGTATTTAAAAATAAAAATAACGATAATAGTGTAGACTATAATACAATGACTGTATCAGTATTACGACAAATGCTAAAGAGTAAATTTGTATCAGATGGACATCATATGAGTGAAACATCTATTAATAAGTTGTCAAAGAAAGATATTATTAAAATGTTACAATAATTCATTTGCAACAATTGATATTGAATAATGGTGATTTTATAAAATAATATAAATTTGTTAATAATTCATATTGATATTATTTTTATCTAGTTTTAGTATATACTATACAATGTCTTGGGCTACTTGTTATGCAGGGTCAAATAATATTCATTTCAATTTTCCTCCAATAATGTCTGATGGTCGCAATTATGCTACATGGCAACCTGGTGCTGTTGTGAATGAAAAAATACGCGAGAATAATAATATTACATCAAATTGGGATTATAGAAATTTTTTACAACATAATGCAACCAAAATAATACAAGCAAATTCAATTTCTGCGTGTAATAACTGTGGTGCATGTCCACCATTATATACAGGTTCTCAAAATCCTGATGTACAATCTAATACACCTTTTGTGTTTGCATCTGCACTAGATAGTAGTCAGCCTTTTGGGTACGAAACAAGTGATCTTAAAAATTTGTATCTTTCTCGTTACGAATTACAAAGTCGAATGTTATCACCTTCAATACCACTGTCGCAGGCTGAAATGTTAGCTCAAGGTATTCCGCGTTCAAATTAAATATTATATAATTATTATACTATTAGACGATTATTTAATAACATAATATTATAAAAAATAATATGTTATTTATATGTCATTTATATATTGAAATAATTTTTACCGACTACATAATTAAGTAAGCGTTGAATGTTATCAATTTCGTAATTAAAAACTAATGCTACAAATGTAGAGGTTATACAGTCAATTGTATAATGGCTTCTCGATGCACATATTAATATGAATCCACAAATATATACAGCGATATATAGTAACCAATAACTTGAACCATAATAACGTGCAATGAGTAATATCTGAATTATTATACTTACAAAATGTACACTAATCCCTAGGTTATTACATGATCCCATGTTTAGCGCATTTTTAAAAAAATTAGAAGAATACTTGCATTCTTTACTACTATCGGGAAGCGTCGTAGATACAAAATATATATATGCAATAAAACGAAATATTAAAAAAATGAAAATGAAAATGATAATGTACTTGTATTGACCATTTAAAATAAAAATAGTAAAGAAAATAAATGAAACAAATGAAGTAAATAAATCACTTACTATATCAAGGTGCTCTATTTTTTTTACATTATCTTGTATTATATCCGGTATTACAACTTTATTTATCGGTTTTCCTTTGGTATATGAATATTTATTAACTACAGATTCAATAACATACATTATGATAAATAGTACAATAAATAATAATATAAGGTTTATATAACTTATTTTTTTCATTGTAGTTTAGAGTTTTAAACTATTATATATTATATAGTGATATAATAAGTATAAAAAACATTATTGTAATTTAATTATGAAAAATAAAACAAAAAATAATAAAAAATATTACTCATTAAGATATTTACCAAAAAGACTAACGCGTAAAGATGCTACAATTGAAAAAAAAGAACTTAATAAGTCTAGACAGTTATATAAAAAAAATAAATATTATACTAGAAAAAAAATAAAATCATTTACTAGTAAAGTATCTAAACACATATTAAAAGCAAGAAAAGTATATGGTGTTGAAGACATATATGCATCAAACAAATTGGCAAAAAAAACAGGCTGTAGTATTAACGCACTTGATCATATAGAGAAAAAAGGCCGTGGTGCATATTTTTCATCAGGTAGTCGACCAAACCAGACAGCACACTCGTGGGGAAGAGCAAGATTAGCAAGTTCAATAACGGGTGGTAAATCCGCAGCTGTTGATTTTAATATACTAGATAGTGGTTGTAACCATAAAACAAGCAAAGCATATAAGATGGCTTTGCAGTCTGTTAAGAAACATGGACATGGAACAAGACGTGTACCAAAAACTAAATATGTAAAAAAATAATATCTATTAAATAATATACTAAAATATATAATATAGTAAAATATATAATAAAACTTATTTTATTATATACATAATAGCATATAAAAGTATGAAAACAATTATTAGTTTTGATGTAGGTATGAAAAATTTAGCATATTGTTTATTTCAAGTATATTCAGATAACCAATCCGATGATTTAAATAAATTTAAAGTGTTAAAATGGGAAGTAATAAATTTATGTTCTCCTATAGTACACAAATGCAATAATGGAGGTACTGAATATTGTAAAGATGATGCAAAATATTGCAAGATTACTGTAAATTATGATGATGAAAATAGTGAATGTGCATCTATTGGGTATTATTGCAATAAACATGCAAAGAAATGCACTACTTTTAAAATTCCTCCAAGTGAATTAGATATTAAAAAAATAAAAAAACAAAAACTTGTAGATATAAAAAAAATTATTGAAAAATATAATATAAAACAAACTGTAACGTTAAATGATACAGCTACATATAACACCGATCATGTTGATAACGATGAGAATATAATAATACAAGTAGAAACAAAACGACAAAAAAATAATAAAGAACAGTTGTTGGATATTATTCAAGAAGAGTTAAATAATAAATATTTTCAGCCAATAGAAAATGTTCGCGCAAATGAAATTGATTTATTAACACTTGGAAAAAATATGATGATAGAGTTAGATAAGTTTGTAGTTAAGCAAAACAACATAGACGAATCTGATGAGAATGGTATGGGAGGGCTGGGAGATATGATAAATTGTATGAAATATAAAATAGATATAGTAATTATTGAAAATCAGATTAGTACAATTGCTAGTAGAATGAAAACGTTACAAGGTATGTTAGCACAATATTTTATTATGAAAGATGTACCATGTATAGAATTTATCTCTGCATCAAATAAATTAAAAATGTTTATGACAAAGAAAAAAACAACTTATACAGAACGTAAATTGGAAAGTGTAGAAGTAACAAAAGAACTTTTAGAAAAATTACCCTTACTTAAAGAATATAAAGGAATATTAGATAAAAATAAAAAGAAGGATGATTTAGCGGATTGTTTTTTACAAGGAATATACTATCTTACAGTAAAAAATATGATAAATATTGATGTATAATAGACATAATAATGGAATAAATATTATATATTATTTAATATGTTATTGATATGTTATTGAATATATTATTAAAAGTATTAAACATATTTATAATAATATATTTATAATACGCACAAACTTAAAATTAAAATTCTAGTTTATAAATAATATGACTAACGAAATCATAGAAATTGGAGATTTGCAAGAACTTGATAATAGTTTCATGGGTGGTGGAAAGAGTGGTGGAAGAGGAAATACTAAATCTGTAAATTTTGGCGGTGGTTTAGAACTATTGATGAATGATAAATTAAAATCCGGTGGTAAATCTAGCGGCGGTGGCGGAGGAGACATTGATATTGACGATTTGAACGAATTAGAGGATGAGTTGAATGAATTAAGCGACTCTATGGGTCATGGTCCTAGCAAAGTATCCAAAAATTTTAAATCAGACATTTTTGGTGGCGGAGGTATTAAACTTAACAATTATGATAATGACGATCAAAGTGATGGAGGATTTTCTGATCATAAATTTAATTTAGGAAGTAGCGGTGGTGGTGGTAGTAATACGAGTGGTATTGGCGCATCAACTGCAAATACAGATCCTGATAAAAAGACATGGGATGGTTTTGGAAAATTTAGTAATGTACCTATGAATCCTGATGCACCTTTAGACAATACTCCGCAAATGACAAAAGAGGAATTGTTGCGAGAAAAATTTAAAATTCTTCAGAAATTAGAAGAATTAGAAACAAAAGGTATTCGCCTGACGAAGAAGTATACGATGGAGTCTTCTTTATTGGAAATGAAAGGTGAATATGAAACACATTTAGAAGAAAGAGAGAAAAAAAACAGTATTAAATTTCAACAAAAGTTGCTTATGACGGCAATTACAGGTATTGAATTTTTGAATAATAAATTTGATCCATTTGATTTGAAACTTGATGGATGGTCTGAGCAAATTAATGAGAATATTGACGATTATGATGAGATATTTGCCGAATTACATGAGAAATACAAATCAAAGGCAAAGATGGCACCGGAGTTAAAGTTACTTTTTCAACTTGGAGGAAGTGCAATTATGCTCCATATGACAAATACAATGTTTAAATCTGCTATGCCAGGTATGGACGATATTATGAGACAAAACCCTGAACTTATGAAACAATTTACACAGGCAGCAGTAAATACGATGTCGCAATCAGCACCTAATTTTGGGAACTTTATGGGTGATATGATGGGCGGTGGAGGAGGTGGAGGATCTATGTCTAGCAATTTTAATAATCAACGCCCTCCGCCGCCGCCTGTAGCAACAAAAGGTCCTAATTCTATTCCACCTCCTAGAAGAGAAGGAGATATTTCTAATCGCCCTGACTTGAATTTTGGAAGAGGTAGCAACATGAATGACGGTGTAAATTTATCAGATAGTTATATTAATCCCTTTCAATCAAAACAAACACGAGGTGCACCTCCTCCACTTCCACAGAACCCACGCCCTGAAATGAAGGGACCTTCCGATATAAGCAATATTTTATCTGGACTTAAGACAAAAACTGTAAATATACCAAATGCATCAAACCCAGGTACTTCTGGTGGAAATAATAATACATCCGCAGCAAATACTACATCAGAAGATAAAGGTAGTACTATTAGTATAACAGAATTAAAAGAATTGCAAAACGATAACATGCCAAATCGTACGAAACGTAAACCAAAATCGGAAAAAAACACAATTAGTCTCGATATTTAAAATAAGTATAATTAAAAAAATATGAGTAAACAAATCTAATATAAAATATTATAGATATTATATTAGATTTTATGTTGTTAGATAAAGATAACAAGGATGTAAAAAATATGATATACACTTTAGTACAAAAATATATTCGTAAAATACCTAATATAAATATAGTTGATAAATCGATTTTTTTTAAAAATATTTCTTCTAATTTTACATATAAAATAAATAACATTATTGATAGTCACAATACGCTTACTATATTTAAAAAATCTTCATTTTTATTTTTATTTAATTCGTCATCATCGTCTATAATAAAACACCCAAATGATGAAAATTTATTTATAATTAATACAAGATTTACAAATTATATTTTGAATAAAATTGGTGAAAATAGTAATTCAGGAGTTAAAACAATGTGTATTACGATTAATAAAATTGCAGTTATGGATAAACATTTTAATGTAATGAGTTTTAAATACTTATTGCCTCCCAATTATAGTAACAAATACGTCGGAATTGAAGATATTAGATTATTTAATTTTAATAAAGAAATATATTTCATAGGATCATTATACAATCCATTAAATAATAAAATCCAAATTGTTTCAAATAAATATAGTATAGGTAATAACTACAAACCATTGATAATAAAACCATCATTTAAAACTGATTACGCATGGGAAAAAAATTGGGTATTTTTTAATAATAATAATGAATTAAATATAATTTATAAATGGTATCCTATTTATATTTGTAAAATAGATTATACTAAACAAACTTTAAATTTAATTAAAACAATAGATAATGTACCAATTCATTTTAAACAATTTCGGGGGTCGACAAATGGTATTGAGTATGATAATAAAATATGGTTTATAGTTCATCAACAAAATAATATTATTTCGGGTGTTAAAAATAGTTATGAACATAATTTTGTAGTATTTGATAAAAATATGAATTTACTAGGATATTCTAATATTTTTAAGTTTGAAAATAGTATTGTTGAATTTTGCATTGGACTTGAATTGTCGTGTGACAATAATTTTATAATATCATATAGTGTATTAGACTGTTCTTCAAAAATAGTAGTATTTCGCCCCGAATATATAAATAGTTTAATTAACTATATGTAATTATTATCTAGTTATAATTATTAAACATCATATTTATACAATATTGTTATCACATTAAAATTTACAGGTACATTGTATTTTAGCAGGTATTCTTTTGTTATTATTACTTTTTCTGTACTGTTTTTGAATAATTTAGTTATACTTATTATCTCATCGGTAATATCTAAATTGTCACATTTACACCAAACAACATGTATTGAACTACTTGGTAATATTATATCTTCTTTATCAGTAAAATTTTTTTTTGTATGTTGTGTAACTATCGATTCAAACTTATCAGATTGGAAAACTAAACCAGTATTTCGTACATACATTCCGTTTAAAGGTAATTTATTATAATCACAAGGATATTTAGTTCCATTCCAACAATACCAGTTTATATTTTTTTTTAATTTTTTTTTATTCATTCTTTCTTGTATATTTTTAATCATTATATCTATGCAATATAATCCTGTTAATGAATTACCAACATATTTTTGAACATCACTTGTATTATAATCCCAATTTAATAAGTATGTTAATAATTTCTTCGCTCCTTCAAGTGTAATAATGTAAGCATGTGTACAATAATTAGATAGTGTATTTATATTTGGTATTTGATTTATATTTGCACATTCATTTAATTGATTTCCTATAAAAATAATATCAAAATTTTTTGGCGTATAGTTATAATACATATGGGATAGACTTTCCCAATCTGGATGAAAAAAAACATCGTCTTCGAAAATAGTACAAATAGGAATATTATTTTTAATTATATGTTTATATAATTTTAAATGTGATAATAAACAACCTATCTGTCCAAATCCTAAATGCTCGTGTAACTTTATATTATTAAATTCATTAATGCAACTATCTAATTCATTCTTATTTTTTGCTTTGATGCCTTCAAAAATCAGCATATTTGTATATCCAGCATTTTCAATATTTTTTTTGAAAAATTCTGTTCTATCTCCAGAATATTCTTCTATATGTATAACAAATGCGGGCTGAGTTAATATGTAATCAAAGTTCATTTATATTATTTCATGATAATATAAATTATATAATTTACATTATTAAATAATAATATACGCTATAATATACACTATAATATATATTATAATAATGAGCAATATAGAAATTATAGTTTCTAGATATAACGAAGATCTTAAATGGACAACTGAAAATATATTTAATGAGTTTAAATATGTTGTTTATAATAAAGGTATCAATGATAATTTTGAAAAAACAAATGTAAAACAAATTATAAATATTAATAATGTTGGAAGATGTGACCATACATATTTGTATCATATTGTAACTAACTATAACAACTTGGCAGATATTATTGTGTTTTTTCCTGGTTCGTTAGAACTAACAAATAAAAAAGAAAGAGCAATACAAATTTTAAATGGAATTAAGAAATATAAAACTGCTATTTTTCTAGGAGAATATACAAATAGTCTTAAAAATACATTTAATGACTTTAAATTAGATAACTGGGCTTCGAGTAGTGTTAAAAATTTAGAAATAAATAACGAATCAAAACTCGAACTAAGTAGAATACGCCCTTATGGTAACTGGTTTAACTATTGTTTTGGAAATAAAATAGTTACTAATTTTTGTTATTGGGGTATTTTTTCTATTGATAAAAGAGATATTTTACAACACCCAATAGCAAGATATGCTAATCTTAAAAACCAATTAAGTAATTCTTCAAATCCAGAAGTTGGTCATTATATTGAAAGAAGCTGGTGTGCTATATTTCATCCAATAAAGTATACAAAAATTTTTGTAAAAAAAAATACTTAAGTTTATTGCATATTATATATTAAAAATTATATATTAAAAATTATATATTAAAAATTTCATACTATATATATTAATAATGTTTTCAATCATTGCTTGTAGTAATAATAACGATACTAATTGTACAGAATCAATAGATTCAATTATAAATCAAAAATATGATAACTGGGAACTGCTTATTGTATTCTATAACACAGAAATTAATGAACATATTACTAACCTAATGAAGAAATATAATTCTTTTGATGAGCCAAGCGAAGAATCTGTAAACAATAACCAACTTAAAAAAATTAAAGTTTTGCACTATTCTGATGAAACATCATACAATAGCGTTTTATTGCGTGTAGCAAATAATGAATGTTTATATAATTATATTGCAATTATGGAACTAGGAGATATATGGGCTCCTATTAAATTAGAAAAACAAGCAAAAACACTAATAGACTATCCAAAAATTGACGTATTAGGTAGTAAAAGTATTTATACAGAAGTAATAAATAATAAAACCCGTGATCATGTTTCAAATAACCCTGTAGAAGAGTTATATAAAACAAATATCTTTAATACAAATCCATTTATAAATTCAACTGTTGTATTTAAAAAATCTATTTTAGATTATTTTAAACCATTAGAATGTAAATATGCACTGAATCTATTATGGGTTCAATTAGCTGTACAACAAGGATGTATGTATAATTTAAATGATATTTTAGTAAAACATAGTTCTTTAGATATTTTTAAACAGTATGACAAATGTTACTCGTCCGAAGAAATGATAGCGGCTATAAATAATATTAAATCAAAATATATCAGAATTAAATTTTTTAGTGAGTTTTGTAATTCATATATATGTAAAAGTAATTATGAAAGAATGTGTATGGTTGACGAGATTGACTATTATGGAAAAATGAATAAAATATACATTACATGTACAGAATCATATACTCATGCTATTATATTGAATTGTATAGCTCCTCCTAATTTACATGTAGGTAAGCGAAATGTTATTGGATTTGCACAAGAGCCACCGGAACTACCGTTTTTAAAAATAAGACAAAATAATTTTATAGAATATGCTGTTAAAAATATTGGAAAATACTTTATAGGATCAACAAAAGGACTACCATTATCTACTTTTGTAGGAAATCATGGATTTTTATTTTATGAGACACCTAAATATATCCACGAATTACCTGTTAAGAAAAAATTAATGTCAATTATGGTTTCTAAGAGAAATATAACATATGGACATGTATACCGCCACGCATTAGTTCAAAATATTTTAAACAAAAATCTACCTATTGATATCTGGGGAAATGGTGCAGACATGTATAGAAGTGAATACGGTAATAATAAAAATTTAAAAGGACAATTTACTAGTATGGAAGAAATGTGCAAAGATTATGTGTTTACTATTGCCATTGAAAATACAATACACGATCACTATTTTACTGAAAAAATAATTAATCCTCTTGTTTATAATACTATTCCTATTTATTTGGGATGTTCAAATATTGAAAAATATTTCCCAAATCATGTAATACCTTTAACAGGGAATGTGCATATTGATATAAACGCAATTGAATATATTTTAAAGAATCCTCAAAAGTTTATCAATATGCATAAAATAAATATAGAAATGGTATTAAATAAAGTTAATCTTATAAAAAATATTGAAACACTATTTGACATAAAGACATAATATTTAAGTTTTATATTTTATTCTACCATAAAATATTTCTACTTAGATTATTAGCTGAATATTTATTTTTTCTCCAATCGCCTTTCATAAATTTTGTACGTGTTAAATAATTTTTACGACGTTTTTTATCGTGATGTTTGGTGTAATCTTCATAACCCATTTGACCAAAATTTACCCATGTATTGTTTTTAGGGTCAAAAATTTTATATTTTTTTTCTGGATTACTTGCAGGATATAACTTTGCTGTTTTTCCCAAGTACTTATACGCCATACGTTGAGCAGTTTTTGGTGTAGAATATAAATATATACGTGATGGGAATGTTTTTTTAGCTGTAGTTTTTCTTGTTCGCTTTTGTGTTTTATTTCTCTGTGTCATAATATAATATAGAAATATAATATTATAAACAAAATAGCAATATAATATTATAAACAAAATAAGAATATTAAGTAATAAGTTATTTTTGTGGCATAATTTTATTTATATACTTTATCAATGTCTGTTCAAACACATATCCAAATTTCAAAAGATTCGAAAGATTCGAAAGATAATGAATTAAATTTTTCAGAAAAAGAAACATATAACTATGACTTTAAATCTGTTTGTTTAAAAGAAAATGTACACTTAAAACGTGAAAAAAATATTGATTTATATTTACTACAATTTTATTTAGAAAATAAAAACAGAAACTTATGCGATATTATAAATTTAAATATGTACACTTTACTCTATACTCTAAATAAAGATAATTTTGAAAAAATAGAAATAAAAAAATGGTTATCTGATCATGAAGTCGAAGTTCTTTTTCTTTTTAAACCATTTGGTAAAGAATTAGGAATAAAACCAAAATATATGTATGTTAAATCAATTGAAAAAATAGAAAATGGTAGAAAAATATACACAGGATATGACATAGAATATCCTAATTTATCTGAGATAGCTGGTTATGAAAAAGTAAATACAGCTATCTCGAACATGGTTGTAAATTTTGAATCAAATAATAAAGTAAATATAAATTATATTTTTAAATTAGATTTATCTCACAGTTTACCTATCTACATGGAAAATATTCTAGGTCTTATTATGAAAAAAATGTTTATTCATTTAAAAAAATTTATAGAATCGGTTAATTTTTAGTCCTGTTTATCTTTTTCCTCCACTTTTTCCTCCACTTTTTCCTCCACATTTTCCTCCACATTTTCCTCCACATTTTCCTCTACTTTTTCCTCTACTTTTTCCTCTACTTTCTCCTCTACTTTATCCTCTACTTTATCCTCTACATTATCCTCTACATTATTTTTATATTCTAGTTTATTAAATATAAATAATGAATAATATTGAGTTATACATGAAACTAGAAAATATCCCATTATTGTAACCCATAAATATTTAAGAGTTGTACAAGCATTTGGAAAAACATACAATAAAAATAGAATAGATAAAATACTACCTGTTCTACAAAGTAATTTAAATGCTGAATATTCCGACTTGTAAATTCTAGACTCAAGAAACATTCCTATTATGAACATAAGAATGATAACATACTGAAACAAACTTACTTGTTTTATTTTCTTATAATCAAGTAAAAAAAATATAGACAAATAAGAATATAACAGTGATTTTTCATATGAATTTTTAAAACTATTTTTATCTCCTATAAAATTAGCAAAATTCCCCAGATAATATACAATCATAAATAACGGATCTTCTATACCTAGTTTTGTTGTACTTATAAACTGTACTCCTTTTAACCCTTCTAATAATGTTTCATTCTTAAAACATTGTAAATATTCGTTATCATGTATGTCATCGTATATTTTTGATGAAATTCCCGCAATAATAGCAGTCAAATAATTAGCATTTAAATAGTTAGTTGATAAAAGGTTGATAAAATTTGAAAACATTTTTATGTATTATGTATTACTTATTAATATAGTATATTTAATATTTTGTATAATTACACACTTGTATTATTAATTTGTAATTATACTATAATTGCTATATTTACAACTTGTATATATAATTCAATATAATATATGTATATAAAGATTTTTTATATTATATTAATATCATAATAATAATATTTATACCCATATAACTACATTATGTATCGACGAGTTCATAATACACATGAACTAAATACAATAACAACAAGCAAATCAAATGATAATGATAATGACATTGATACTGACATTGATAATGATACGCATAATAAAGAAAATAGTAACAATAAAAGTTTATATAAAATTAATAATTTTTTTACTACATGTATACCTATTATAAAAAATGGATTATCAAATACATACTTTATTTCTAGTTGTTTGGCAATATATACCAAGTACTTTTTAATTTACAAATTATCAAAAAAAACAAAAGTAGATTACAATTATATGGTAAAAAATATTGTATCAAAATTATCAAGTAAAAATGTATTTTTTACAAAAATATTTCAAGCAGTTTCAAATAACAATAATATTCTCGATAAAGAATTATTTAATTATTTTATTGAGTACACGGATAGTGTTAAATATGATTCATCAGAAATTGATTATAATGGATTATACGATTTAATAAATATTGCACGTGCAAACGGAGACGAATTATTAATTGATAGCGAAGAACCTATTAAGTCTGGAAATATTGCATTAGTATATAAAGGTAAGTTAAATGGCAAAAGTGTAATCATAAAATATCGTCGTAAAAATATTGTTGAAAAATTTAAAAGATCAATGGATGAATTATTTTTATTAATATCTATATCTAAAAAATTGCCATATATATGTGATTTAAATATGTCAGACCTATTTGAGGAAAATCGTGAAATTATGTTGAACCAATTAAACTTCAATAATGAAGTCTCAAATATTCAACTATTTTCAGATAAATTTAAAGACATGTCTTCTATCACTATACCAACAGTTTATCCATATTTTACAGAAAATAATCCATGTGCAATTGTGATGGATTTTATTGATGGTAAAAGAATTGAAGAAATTTCTGACCATAACAAAGATGAATATTCAAGAATTTTATCAAGATTTAACTTAAAATGTGTATTTTATGACGCTATATATCATGCCGACATGCATTCAGGAAACGTTATTTTTTTAAAAGAAACAAATAATGAAAATAATACAGAAGTACTAAAAATAGGTATAATAGATTATGGAATTATAGGAACCATGACAAGAATAGAGCAAAATATATTTTTCACATTTTTTAAGATTTTAGTTAGTAAAAATTGCAATGAACTCGCATCTTATATTGTTGACAATTTATCGGAACAAATTGAGTGTAGTGAAAATACATTAAATGAACAAGATAGAAACACTATAGTTGAAAATATTTCTAGTATATGTAATAAAACAATAAATATAAATAATAAAATGATGGGGGGTGAAGAAATAGTTCTTATTAATAAAGTATTAAAAAAGCAAAATCTACAATTTTCAAAATTCTTTTGTAGAGTAGAATTGGCTATAGCAATTTCCGAGAATGTTTGTAATTCATTGGCTAGTAATTCTTCATATATTGAACAACTATCGTCTGCATTTGATGAATTATTTGGAAACAACGTTGATGACTATTTTTGATTTGTTGTCATCTAGTTATGTAATAACAAAAATATAACAAATATAACAAATATAATAAATATATATTAATTATATAAGTATAAATATAACATACCTATACTTATATGTTTTCCAACACAAGTAATAATTATATTGTTTCGACAAATATGGATACTCATGTTGGTGTTGATTCATCTGTAAATATAGACATAATAAAACAAACAAACGATTTGCATGAAATTTCAAAAACGTTAAAAACAGGTGATATATTACTTTGTGATAATCTTCAGCAAAAAGGTTTAGGATTGTTTGGGTGGTTGATAAAATATGCTACTACAAGCGACTTTTCACATACAGCTATGATTATTATTGATCCTGAATTTACTGATCCACCGTTGAAAGGTGTATATGTTTGGCAATCGGGTACCGCAGATATACCCGACGCTGAAGATGGCAAAAGAAAGATAGGTGTACAACTTACACCTTTTTTAGAATTTGTACATAGCTACTATGGTAAAATATATCTTCGTAGACTACATATTTCTATACGCGATAAATCATCCGATGAAAATATATCTATTAATGATAATGATGATTTGCCAAAATCTGGATATATTCATCACACTAAAAAAATTGTGAATTATATGAATCCAATACATATTTTAAAAAATACACTTAGTTATGTCTATACTGGCTACAGTTTTATAACAAGAAATATATATAATTTATATAACCCCAACCGTTATTTGTCACTGCCTTATACGTCACAGTCATTATCTTTACCTGTATCATCACAAAATAATACATACGTACATCAACCAAGAAAACACCATCATATATCTAATCCATTTACAAGTGAAAAACTCGAAGAAATACACAAAGTTGTTTATAATAAACCATACGATATTATTATACGCGATTGGATTGAAGCGTACTTTAAAAATGATCCACATCCACAAAAAATATCCCGATTTTGGTGTAGTGCATTAGTCGCATTTATATATACAAAAGTCGGTCTATTTGATTCAAGTCTAGATTGGAGTATTATACGACCTAGTTTTTTTTCAAGCGAAAACCCTGACTTAAATAATAAATATCTTATGGGAGCTTATTTAAGTAATGAAACACTTATTTGGTGTTCAACACACCCTACTATGTCAGTATAATATTTTATTAATAATTATTATAATATTGTCATAATATATTATAATAATATCTAGATACATGAATATAAATGTTAATAAAATAAATACATATATTTTTTTAGCATTTTCTATATTTATAATTGTATTTATAAATAAACGCTTTTTGAATGTGTATAACAAAGTTCAAACTGATACAAAAAAGAATGTAACTAAATATTCGAACTATACATATTTATATGTACCTATTATTTTTTGGTTAGCATCTAAAGCAAACATATTCGAACTTGCTGACGGATATTATGAACTGTATATTAAAAAAATGTTAAGTAGTGTAAGTCAACACGAAACAGCATACAAAATAACTGATCCATATGTAGGAGGTATATCAATTTTGGCAATTTTAATATTTGCATTACTTGCCACCGCATCCGCATCAGGGCTAGGAAATGAAGGTGTAATGATATACTCTTCGGTTTGTTTAATGCTATATTTATATTATCATTTAAAACAGTTTTTTGGTTTTGAAAAAATATATACAGACGTTATGATTTATATAGGATATGCTATAGGATTTACTATTGTTTACTCTTCTTTGTCATCAACATTTTTTTATATTTTGGAACATATGTTATTGAATAAAAGTATGCACTTTTTTTCGACATATGGTATATTGGTGTGCGCCATTCCATTTATATATTTTCTTGTTGGGAAACAAGACGTGGGAATATATATTGATAAACTTTCATTTAAATTCTCTCATGCTTTATATGTTATCTTATTTTCTATTTTTACAGGAGCATTATCGCTACTATTTTTTAAATCATTTAATACACTATTTTATTTTATAAAAGATTCAAAATATAATAATTTATATGTACTCATTTGTGGTTTTATTCTTGCTTTTATTGTTAAAAATTTAGGGTTCTTATCCATGGGACCCGGAGAATCCGCCATCAATGAAAGTTTTCAGGCTGTATTCCATAATAAAAAAAATAAATCTATGAATACAGAAACATCTGTTACACAAGAAAAATATACAAATAAATTCAATTTTTATAGCGTATTTGGTAGAATAATAGATTGCATTATTTCTATGGGTTCCGGTCTAACCGGTGGCCTTATTATTCCTACAATGACAATTGGTTGTGGTCTCGGATCTATTCTATCTAAATATACACCTATACCACAGGAAAATCTCATGTATTTAGGTATGTCTGCATTTTTAAGCCCATTTTTAGATGCTCCAATAACTAGCGGAATTCTTGTAAATAGAATATGCAAACAAAATATAGATACATTACCTTATTCTATTTCTGTTTCTTGTATATCTTACCTAACTTATAAATTTTTAAAAAATAAATTTTCATCTTAATGTATTGCTTTAATTATTTTTATAAATTCATTATTCACATACAATGAATAATGAACTATATTTATATGCATTACGTCTGTTTAATGTCTTTTATGTTTTCTAGTCACGTGCTTTATAGTACCATAATTTATTTTTTTTGTTTTCTTATGAATTTTTATTTTTCTTGTATCTTTACTTACAATAACACTTTTACTATTTTTTCTTGTTTTGTTATTTTCAATCCTACCTCCTGCTTGGCCTCCCGCTACACGTGGCAATGCGTAAGACCAATGTCCTCTGCCTCCAATTATAATATAAGAATTTGGATGATTCATTAAAAAATCTATTGTATCTCCTATATCATGTGGTTGTCTTCTAGCATTATTTGCTAAAAAGTCAACAATCATTCTGTCAGTAGTTGATGGATCATTTACATATTGAATAAAATCTCGACCACCTGGTTTATAATTTTCAAACCATATTATATCAAAATTTCTAATATCTTCAACTCCAGGTAGTGATATAATTGGTCTTTCATACTTTAAAGATGTAAAATATATTTCATTTTCACTACCATAATATCTTGGTTCAACGGAACGACTTATACGACTAATAACATCAAAAATGGGTCCATTATTTAGTAAATAGCGAATCATTACTGTTTGTCTATCCGGATAATTACGTGTATAACTTTCTATATCAAAACCTTGTATTTTATTATATATTGCTCTTACAAATTCAGTAAGTTGTCTTCTTACTCGGCTCTGTTCACGAAACTGTGTTTCATTTTGCTGATCTATACTTTGTCTATCATATATTTGTTTATTAAAATTTACCATAGTTAACATACCAATAGAATTATAATAACAATTACCATTACCATCAGAACGCATAAAATCATAGCCTATAACATCTAATAAACCTTCCCTTCCACTTTTTTTATCACTTGGTTTAGAAATTTTTTTACTTTGTTCAAGTGTTTTAACAATTTCTTTTATTTTAACATCTTCTTTATTTTGTACTTTATCAAATAATGAACTGTATAGTTGAATTAATATTTCTTTTCCTTTATCGGGATAATCACGTTTTATCAGATACATAAATATACTATATCTCTGACTGTTGTACAAATAGTCAATAACATTGCTTACTATTTTATTATTAGAACCGCTTTTTTTTATTAACTCTTTTTTTAATTCATATATATCATTTACTGTTTGTTCATCTATTAAATAATGTGTATTAAAATCTTGTGGTGTCATTAATTCCATATCATTTAATAAATTAGTTTCAGATATTCCATTAACAAATAATTTATACGCTATACAGTCTTCTTGATTTGAACTAAAAAATTTACTATTAGGATTATTTGTAAAATAATATAAATCATTTAAAATATAATATACTTTAGATGCATAGACTTGATCTTTTAAAAACAATGTTACTCTAAATTTTATATTAGGATCTTTTATACAATTTACTATTGCTTGTATATTTTTATCTACACTATCATTATCACTTTGACTTGTAAATATATTTTGAGGTGTTATCATAAATTCATCAAATTCTTTTTTCTCTAGTGCTTGATCTTCTTTTGATTTAATATCAGCAGCTGCTGTTGGTTTTGGAGGCGATGCAGGTAATCCTTTCTCTGGTGCTACTTTGCCTTTTTTATCTTTATCATAAAAATATTTCAATACTTTATGTAAATAATTTATTTGAGAATTGCTCACATTTTTTTTTACTAATTCCGGTTGAAAGTTAAGAACCGAACTTGTTAATTTATTGTAATCTACAGGTCTACCATTTGCATCATAACCACCCATTAAATCAATAAGAAATTCTTTTAGATTTTCGTTCTCATCATTACTTATTTTCTTTGCAGTTTTATAATTCTGTAATTTCTTGCCTATTTCACTTATTATTTTTATATAGTTGTCTCTTAATATAGAATTATTTAAGTACTCAGAAACAGTAACAACTTGTAGTCCTTCAGTTTTACCCACCGCGGACGCGTTTGGTCCAATACCAT